ATCACTTAAAACCCTATTATCTACTTCCGTATAGCTTCGTATTGCTGTTTTTAATTGTCCGTAATTCATTATGGTGTTAAAGTTACCGGTCCCGCCGATATACTTCCTCCTCCTGTTCTTCCATTTGCATTCGCAGTGTCTATGTTAATATTAAAGGTGTAATTATCAGCATTAGTTACAGTAATAGTATAACCAGAAGCATAATTAATATTTCCAGACTCAATCCCTAAATTCCCTTCACCATCTCTAAAACAAACAACATCACCAGTGCTTCTACCATGTGCTTCTTCTAAAACAGAAATAGTAGATGAACCAGTAGTCACAGTTAAAGGGTTTAATGTTAAAAGTCTTGCAACCGGAGGTTCGGTTCTCGCGGGCCGTGCATTTTGTAAACCTTGTGGATCAGCAGCATGTGCTTTCTTTTCTAACTGAGGATGTTTTTTTTCATATTCAGATATATGTACCCAAGAACCATTCCACTCTCTTACCATTTCCTTATAAGGAAATGCTTGACCACTTCTGTCTGAAATAGCTTGTGCGAATTTTCCTCTAGCGAATGTTGCCATTATGCCCCCGGATAATATGATTTAGGTGAAATATAAAGAGATGCTCTAGCTCCGTTTTCATTAAGAGCTCTCATCAACTCATCATCATAAATCATTTTTAATTGTTGTGTTAATTGTTGATTTAGTTTCAAACTTAAATAGTAAGCTAAGCCGGAAACCATTGCTGGTAAAAATGTATAGTAGATATCTGAAGTATTGGGATATGCTCCAGCATCTTGAATTCTTTGCATGTAATAATATTGTAATTGATAACTTGATCCTGAATGTAAAGAATCAGGTGTTTGATATAAATAAATAACCGGTGTGTTTTTTCTATCTACATAATATTGAGAAGGAACACCTTGTGATAATTTGTTTGGTAATGCAGCATAAGCCGATCTATCTATTTTAGATAAAGTCTGGTCAACAGGTGCTGTTGCATCACTATTATTTCTAAAATAAGCTTCTAAAACATCACTACAATCAGAAACAGTAGTATAATCTGCTTGACCTTGTACAAGAGTAGAAGTAGCTAAACCCACCTTCCATAAATGAACACCTCTATTACCCCATTCTGCAAATAATAGATTTAGAGACCTACGAGCACTTCTTAAATCATAGCCGGAACGTGTTCCGGAAAGTTGATTTCGCTCGTAAGCCTCTTCAATTATTTCATCGATTTCTAAATCGAAAGATGTTGTTCCTGATGTTGTCATTACTTATCTATAAATAGTGTTACTGAGACATTTGATAATGCAGTTGTCCCAATACCATCTTTATAAAGAACACCGTCTTCTGGAAGCAATAATGTTTCTGTTCCGCCTGCTCCAACCTGAACTTTAAGATAAACACCAGTAGATGTTGATGCAGCAGTTGTTGACCCTGTTGCATCTAAAGTGTTTACTATAGCACTTCCGGAAGAGCCGGTTGACTGAATCATTATACCACGAAGACGAGTTCTACCAGTAAAAGCTACACCATTGCCTGTTAAGACAACCGGTTTTACGTCTGATTTATAACTCATATTCGGCTCCTAACTTATTATGCTTTTATGTTAACGTCAGTAGTAGGCGCAGCAAGCTGTTTCCAAGTAGTTCCGTTTGAGAAAACATAACTATTTGTTGTTGCATTTGTACCTTGCTCACAATAAACCATTACACCTTCGTTAGTAGTTGAAACTAAAGTATCTGTTCCATTTGTAAGTGTAGTTACGTTTGTAGAATAAAATATAGTTGTTCCACCCTGTTGTGTATCAGAAGTAGTTCCAGCTGTATTTGCGTTTGGGTTTGGTCCACCAATAAATCCATGTAAAGATGTAACAGGACCTTTAAAAGTAGTGTTTGCCATGATTATAACCTCCTAGTTATTTATTGACATAGTTTCTAGGCCATCGACTATACGCGTCTATGTCAACTATTTTGTATAGTGCTTGAAATACTATAGAAATTTTAGTGTTAGTGCAAGTAATCTATTTATTTAGGGATAAATAGAGGACTCTCATAATTACTAAACTGTCTCCATCTCAATTTCGCAATAACTCTTTTAATTCTTGCTTCAATAGATTTCATTTCAAGAGTTTCTTTGCCTTCTGATAGATATTGAGAATTCCACTGAGATTCTAGTTTGATTTTCTCAGCAATTAAAGACTGTGATAGAGCGGTCATCATATACCTCCTTCGATATATTGTAAAACCGCTTTAATTTTATACTCTTTTTTCCCATAAAGTCAACTACTTTTCCCACAAATAAAAAAGGGGGCCGAAGCCCCCTTTTTAGTAATGTTATTTTATATTATGCACCAGGTGATCCAAAGATACCTCTGAAGTCAGACCAACCGAAGCTGTATCTTTCTCTAGCTTTGTATCTCATGTTACCTGTATCGAAGTCACCTTCCATTGAAGTTTTGATAGGTGATCTTTCGAACTGCTTCATACCGTTTGGTACGTCTGTCTTAATGAACCAAGCATCATCATCTGTTAAGTAGTTGTTCACTACATAACCTTGTGGGATCATACCCATATTTTTGATTGCGTTGATGTCATTGTCAGCTGTACCAACTCTGTTAGCAGAGTTCATTAGTCTATCAGCAGTAAATTGTAATGCTGAAGGGATGATTAATTTCATACCTTGAGCAGCAATTTTTAGACCTCTTTCATCTGTGAAAGCAGCGATATCAATTAAAGCTTGCTCTACAGAAGTTTCATTAAGGTCTGCAGATGTTCCTAATTCATTGCTTACAGTACCACTAATGGTTGGGTGAAGTGTTGAGCAAAGCTCTTTACCATCACCACCTAAGTAGTTAGCGTTGAATGCATTGTTAAGTACGTTAGCAGCTTTCACTTGCTTTGTATTAGCCATAGAACGAGCAAGAGCTTTTGTGTATCTAGAAGCTAATCTGTCATACAAGTTATCTTCAATTGCTTCCTCAGTGATTGAGAATGCAAGAGCGATTGTTTCGTGTGTATAACGAGCTGTGAAAGTTTCCTGTGCTTGGTCATAAGAAACACCAGCACCTTCTGCTTTTACTGCAGCATTACCAAAACCTGATAACATCACTTCTTCTTCGAATGCACGATCAGAAGATTCTTTATCAAAAATTTCAGCATGCTGGTTTTCGTACCTTTTGTACTCCAGGCCAAACAGTGCGTTTAAACCCGGCTCTAGTTCTTTAACTAGTTGCGATCTTGAAATAGCCATAGTTTAAACCTCCTATATTAGCTGTTGACCTTTAGCAATCTTAATAATGAAATTTTCACTAGCTACTGCTACTTCATTACTTGGATCACTGTCCAGTCCTACTATTAACATTTGACCATTAGTTGATGAAGCAAGGTCAAGCTTAACACCGGAAATACCGTTTGTGGCGTCGCCTGCTGCATAAAGAATATCAAATGCAGTACCTACAGATGTAACACCTGTAGCAGTACCTGTTGATTTTACTAAGTATAATTGATCAGGATCATCTATGATGTATGCCTTAATCTTACCTTCAGTAACATTAGTTTGTGTGTAATTGTTTCTGAAAGTTGGTTTTCCAGTCGATGGATCGCTTTCAATTAAACATCCGTTAAAGACGCCTAAAATGCTACCTGTAGCAGAAGAAGTAACAGGGACAACATAACCGCCGGATAAAGCTACCAAGTCACCTTGATAGATTGCTCCCGCTGCGTTGTCCGCAATTTCATACTCGCTCTGACTTCCAGCTGCATACGCTCCACCAACTTTTCCTAACGGTCTAAGACCGAAGGCTTTAGTTGAGTTTGCCATATTTATACCTCCTAAAGTATATTTAGCTGGTAACCTAAGAAATAACTAAGAGATTAGTTTTTCTTTGAGCCACCAAAAGTTACACGACTCTGCCTATCTTGATTGATAGGCATGCTTGGGTGCTGTTCCTTCATGAGGTCGTTATTTACAGCGTTTTCACGATCTTGAGTTCTACTATTGTAGTACGCCTCTCGTTGCTGTGCGAGCTCTTCGGGTATCCTTGCCAGCACAAGGCCACCAACTCCGATCACTCCTGCGTATTTGCCCTCTTTGAGGACTGGATAATTTTCTTCAGGGTATTGATCTCCACGAACAAATTCCCAACCGGATCTTAATTTACCAGTTGCGTTTTTTGTATCATCGAAACCCATACTCTCGACTCTTATCCAACGCTGACGGTATCCGTCTGGCGCAGGGGGTGCATCTAATGCTGATGGGGGAGTCCAAACTTTAGGTCTAACATCTTTAGCCCTAGTTTCACTCGCGCGAGAAGTCTTATCTATTTTTATTTTATCTTCCATATGCTTTACGCCTCCTTCGCGATTACTTGTTTCGCATATTCTTCAAGTGGCACACCTAATCGCTTAGCTATTGCTACCTGTGAGGGTGTGAGCTTCACAGTTTTGCGGCGTCCTGTTGTAGCTGGACGTTTGGCTGATGCTACAGTTTGAGAAGGTTTCTCCTGTGTAGTATTTTCTGTTGTAGCAAATTTATTCGGAAATTCAAGTCTTATTCTTTTATCGACTTCCTTATAATATTCATCACTATTTGGATCATACCCTTCTTCTTCTGTTAACTGTTTATGAATACCAAAAGCGGTATAAGTCATGGCTTCATTAGTGCCAAACCAAGGGTTTTTTTCAGCCCATGTTTCTGCTTTTGGATCCATTCTTGTAGCCGCTTGTTTTATATTCTGTGCACTAGCATAATTTTGCTGTTGTACATATTCTGGTTGAGGCTGTGAAACAGTTTCTTTAGGTTGTTGTGACTTCACTTGATTAAGTCTAGCAGCGTCCATAGTTAGTCTTGCTATATCACTTTGAGCCGCTATTTGAGCGTCTACATCTTGGTTATCAATAGCACTTTTTAACTTAATTTTTGCTGCTTCTAGATTAGATTGAACTCTATTCTCAAACTCAGAAACATAATTAGTATCTAAATCTTTATATTTAGTTTCTAATTCTCTCTGCCTTTGAGCGATAGATTGTGCATAAGCAATAGCTTCTTCTTTTTGACGCTCTGCTTCACGCATTTTTCTAGTGAGTTTAGCAATACGTTTTTGAACGCTTTCACTATATTCACCAAGTTCATCTTTTTTCTCTTCTTCATTAATTTCTTCTTTTTGTTTTTCCCCCGAAGTAGATTCTTCTACAATATCTAATTCTTCTTTCTCTTCCATTACCTGAGGTGCATCTAAATCAATTTCAGCACCTTCAGTTTCACCAACGTCAATCATTGGCTCATCTTTTTTTAGTTCTTCGGGCATAGTTTTCTCCTATGTTTATATATGGTGAAGTATATCCTCAGGGTTATTAATAGTTCCAAGGACTTCATCATCATTTAATAAGCGCACCTCACCACCTTCAATAGGTAATCGTGAGCCTGCGTACCGGGCGAAAATAACCCAATCGCCTTCTTTACACCAGGGACCTGATGCAAACTTTTCTTCATCTTTATAACAAAGTGGTCCCATTTTAATAACATAACCACAATTTGTTGCGATGCGTAATTTGTCTAAAGATTCTTGTGCAATAATAATACCACCCTTAGTTCTATCTTTGGGGGTAAAAGGTAAAACCAACATTCTCCAACCGGAAGGAGTTGGTAATTTAGATATTTGGTCTTCTGTGATATTTTCAGCTCTTACTTGTTTCTTTTCTTCTTCCTGAGCTTTCTTTTCTTCTTTTCTGTATTTCTCTTGTAATGCGTGTTTTACGTCATTCATTATTTTGCTCCTTTGTATCTAGCAGGTTAGAGAGTTCCTGTTGTGTTTGTTCAAAAGCTTGAACTTTACCCACAAGATATCTGTATTTTTCGTGGCTGTCAACACCAGTCATAATAGTATCTCTATGGTCTTGAATAACTTCTTTTAAATATTTTTGAAGTTTATAGATTACATTTATTTCTTCCATAATTTTTCCTTTCGTGTATTTTTATATCATGAATGACCCCAAAACAGAAGCCGAAGATTTAACAGTTATTGTTGAATTTGATTTTGATTTACCAACTATACACTAAAGTCCAGTATAGTTTTTAATAAGAAATTCTTCCATCCATTGTGTTCTATCGTCCATTTGCATTATTTTTTCTTTAATAACAGCAACATCTAATTGAATTAGAGCAATAGCTTCTGATTTCTTTTCTACTGCGTCTAGTCTTTGAGAGAACATACCCCAAGAGATACCAATACTACATATGATTGCTACATAGGGTAGGATTAGTTTAAGGTCTATATTCATAATTTTTTATACCATAAAATCATAGCCAAAGCTAGTTATTCCTAGCATCTTGTTCTAATAGCCAAGAAAGTTTATCAACTTTCTTTTCCATACTTTTCCATTCCATATGCATGGTCAATATCTCTTGAATATGTGCTTGATTATTAGCTATTCTATTATCCATTTTAGATAAAAACCAAACAAAAGAAACACTTTGCATAACAATTACAAGGATAACACTAAGTGTTTTACTATCTAAGTTCATTTAGCACCTCCACCTTTTTCTTGCCTGTCTTAATCTTGAATTAGGATCTTTTGCTGCTGCAGGGAATTGTTTCATTTGTCCTGCGGAACGAGCACAATAAGATTTTCTTCTAGAGGCTCTTTTACCTGTGGGATTTTTTTCTGTTACAGCAGTGGATAATTTTGAGCCAGGGTTCTCTCTTCTATAACGAGCAACCCCTGCTGAAGTCATTCCCGCACCACTCTTCGTGGACCGGAAATACTTTTTGGTTTTAGGCGGCTGTTTGTCTGGTGTTCTCGGCATAATTCTTTTTTACCTTTTTGTTTTCGAATTTGCAAATGTTTTGACGTTTGTTGGCTTTGGACCGGTATTTCCTGCTGCGCGTTTTCTTCTGACGGCGGATTTTTTCTGTGATTCGCTCATCGACCTTGCCTTGGCTAGTGGAACGCACTTCGGATATTTGCGCTTCGACTCTTTTGATCTCCCGCAGGCTTGGTACTTTCCGTCTTTTTTGGGAGCGCCAATGTCGACCCATTTCTCGGCTACCCATTTTCTTAGCCCACCTTGCGCCATTGTTAACTTTTCTTTGTGACCTTTCGTCTGTTTTCCATGACACCACCACAGGCTCTGGCGATCCCACCTTGATTATAGTTAGAAGTTTTTTTACGAGATTGAGAAACACTATTGACAGATCCTCCATACATTTTTTTTGTTCTTCCGCCAGGTTTTACTTTTCCTGAGCAAACGGCACTGGCGTACATATTAGCATAAGCTGATGGATAAACATCAAACTTACGCTTGGCTGCTGCTTTACCTTTTGCACAGAGTTTTGCCATTACTTAACTTTGCCACCTTTTTTCATGTATCCCATTTTGTTTCTAACTGGTTTTGGTAATTTTTTTAGTCCCTTTTTATTTGCCGGAACTGATTTTAATTTATTAGTCATCGACCTTGCCCCCTATATTTTTTAAAGTTTCGTCGTTTATGTTTATTCATGGTAGACCAACTGATTCTACCATCACCAATTGTAGTCTTTTTGACTACGTGTTCAATTGTATTATTCGTTACTTGTTTCTTCATGTTTACAGCCTACACATCCACAATCTATGCAAGAATAATCACAATGACATGCATGACCGCATTTTTCACACATAATAACTTTTTTAGGTTCTATGACAGCAGAGGCGCACTTACAGGAAGAACATTTATTACTACAGCTCATTTTATAATTTAATCCTTGCAAAGATAATGAAGTGTTACAATTGCACGGCCCATATCCGGCCCTGTAATAGCAGTGCATTTAAAATTAAAAGTTGTATCATGCCCACCCCCATTAGTATCTACTGAACATTTCCATTCTTGACCTGTAGGAACATCTCTTTTTTCTTTGTGTTGATTATTACAACTACAGTCTAATTCAAAATTCCAACCTTGATCTTGTTTTGGATCAATCTTATCTCCAAAATCAACACCTAAAATAGTATAGTGTAAATCTATTTT